TTCTTAATCATAATTAAGTCCTAATAATACGTGTTTCTAATTCCTTGGGGTTTGGAGAACCCGTCTGATAGTATTCTATCGACAGGTCTTCCATTCTATTGAAGTACTCCTCCTTTGTCAAGTTAGAGTACAGTCTCTGATTCCTATACCAGATTGTATAAGAGTCAGCCATCTTAGATAACCCTTGTCTTCTCGTGTCCGACTCTGATACGAGGATCGCACCAGATTTCAAAGCCAGCTTCTTTTGCATCGAGACAGAAACTTACATCCTCTCCACACATATCCTGAACCTCACCAGATTCGAAGACTTGCATCTTTGGTGCAAACCATGGATACTTCATCTCGGAGTGTTCAAAGACACCGTGCTTGATGAGCAACCAACCGAATCCTGCATAGTCAACGGTGAATGGTTTACGACGCTTGGAGATGCTTTCAATCGTTTCGTGATTCATAACACCACCATTATTACGGAAGTCATCTTCTTCCATCCAGTGTGCAACACTCGTGGTTTTGCCATCTTCCGTACAATACCAACCACTTGCAATATCCTGATCCATCAAAACCAATTGCCAGAACTTTTCGGTATTGAATACGATATCACTATCAATCCACAACTGATAATCATAATTCAATTTGCCGTCCCAGGGAATCTGATCGGGACCTCGCAGTACATTCGCACCAAGACACTTACATCTTGCGAAGTTTACCATTGATGAATAATCTTGCGAGATTTGAATGCTTCCACCATTCTGCACAATATCAAAACACAATTGCACAAAACTTTTCAGATAGGTATATGAGACACCTCTACCAGGAAGACAGAATACGATGGTTTTTCCACGAATCATCTGCTTCGCTTTATCATAGTCCCACTCTGCGGTACTTTGTCGTGCTGTGGGCGCCTTTGCCTTTACAGTAAATCCTTTAGCCATAAGAAAGTAACGTTACTTCAATATCATAACACTGTATCTATATCCTGTCAATCACTCCGTTCTTGTGCATCAATCGCTGCGCTCAGTCTGCAACCTCCGTAATTATTATAGAGTCTCTGTCCAATACCATGTTCACGGTGGTTCCTTCGTACCATCCGTTCTCGTCACATATCCATTCTGGTATTATAAGATAATGTTCTCCAGTTACTGGATCAATCTCTACAGTCGTAAAATTTTCCTCCGGATTTTTTTGCATCAGTGTGTTTTCGTCGCTTGATTTTATATAGAAATATTATGTGTTTGGGTAACACTTTGTAGGTTAGGGTAGTTAGGCGTTTTTATATACGGGGGGCGACACGCGACGGTATAAAAAAGGGGGCACAAACGCCCCCACTGCTGTATCACGAACGAACGGGCACTAACTGTTACACAGTGGCAGGCAGTTTAGTGAACCCAACCCAGGTGCGGTTTGGTTTGATTTCCCCGTACACACAAGCATCCTCACAGACGGACACTTTGGAGACAGGGAATTTCAAACTGGTGCGGGAGTTGTTATCACTGTGAGCGCCAATCGACTCACCGACGACATCAGTGAAGACACAGACATTAAGCGCTTCAATGAAACATCCAGTTTCTAGGATTTCATCCAGAGACTTATCCTTAACTGGCGTCCACAGAACCTGCACCAAATTCAACGATTTCTTCTCTTTAGGAGAATGCGTTGCGCCTTGGATATGTGTACCCTGTCCCGTCTTAATTTCCCACGCTTGGATGTCATCACCGACGATTTCGATAAAGTCACCAGCGCTGGAAAACTTGGGAAGGACGGATGCACCGAGTTCCTGCAACTTGAAGGGCAGATACAGTTCGAACAGTTTGCCGAACGATACACCTAAGTCAACAAAGAACTCCGATTTGGATTCATTACTCCAGTACTGATTAACCAGTTGATTGAGAGTCAAATGAGAACCCAACTTTTTCCAGAAACGAATAATCCGATCCTGCAGCAGTTCTTCATTCATATCACTGATAATCTCAGAGATGTTATCAGCGATGAGAGTTTTGATTTGAGTCATTTTAGTGTGTCTTTGTTAGGGTAGACAAATGAGTGGGCGTCTTTAGGGCGCGTCCCGTTCCCTGTCCTATCCTATCACAGTTCCTCGAAAAGCGCACCCATCTCAGCGGCGTCGATGGCGGGGTCATCCCAACGGACGCCATCGCCTGTCTCACCGATGAACCGACCAACCACACCGTCCGTCATGCATCGCACGAACTTGACCCAGGGGTTCTCACCCTCAGCGAACTCCACACATGCCTTAGCAGTGTTGTAGAGGAATTCGTCGTTTCCGATCCAGAGGGCGGCGTTCCAGGTTTCGTAGTTTGCCCAACCGTTCATGGTCTGTCGTTTCGTTTGAACTGAAGTCAGTATAAGGGGCAGAGGGGGTGCTATTGGGGAATGAGTGGACAGCACGCTCATTGGCACACGGGCGGCCGAAAGTTAGTTATACAAACTCTCAAGGAGTTTGTATAAACTTTTGGTTGTTGAAGTTAGCATAACTGAAACGCTCACGATTCACCAGTTTCATTGTACCGAACTCATTGGAGTAAACATAACCCTCTCCGGAGATTTCATCCTGTCCGATGTATGCTTTAGGTCCGTTATTACGGCACATAAAGAGTGCATCATCCTTGATTGATTGCACCAGTTTCCAGAACGAAATTAGACTCCAATCACAGTCGAATGCAGTATCTGAGATGGGGGTATTTTCACGGATGCACTTATTCAATGCTTGCTTAATTTTCTGTGCTTTCTTCTCATCGACAAACTTAACAGTCTGTGCAATTATCTTTGCAAACTTAATCGGTTCGGATACATCAAACCCACCAGCACAAACATCATACGAACCACTGAAGATATATGCCTTAGGTGTCACAAACTTGACGTAGGGAGTGTCAGTAATGATGAACTTCATAGGGTGCGCTACAGCATCACGCAGGTCAGATTCTGCGGTGTAAACTGTATGCGGAGCGACAATGATTTCCTCTTGAATTACTTCATCAAAGCGGTACGTGATTGTGTTGGGAGAATATTCCTGAGATCCACCGAAACCGATAAAATCCCCCTGGAAAATGCTGTCTGTATGAGGCAACCAATCAAGACAAGCGTGCAGAATGTTTGCAACTTCGCCCACGTGGTTTTGATCGATTTCTTCATGAGAATGATTGATTTTGATTTTTACTTTGTTGAACACACTTTTAGTGCCAACGAAGAACTTACCGTTCGCAGGGTTTGTGCCCCAAACTATAGCGGGCGCACCGTCAATTTTCAGGGAAAGATTACCCTCTGCCACGAACCAATCAAGGGCGCTCAAATCACCGGAAAGGATGGTGTCTTCGGGATGTTCGATGTGGGTGTTTTTCATATCCGGATTATAGGGACAAAAAAGCGCCCTGTGGGGGGCGCTTGTGACGGTTCCTCAGGCGAACACGTATCCAGACTGGAATGGCACGTTTTGAAACTTGCTCTCACCGTTGATAGCGCCCACGAACTTGCGAACGTACCAGGTCCAGTCCTTTTGAAAAACGCCCTCGCCTGCAATGCAGAATGCATCGCACAGGGCATTCAGACGGGATTTCGTGGTGTTGGACTGCCAGCCCCCATCATAGATCGTCATGTCGTTGTCGGTGACGGTGGCGATCAGGTTCCCGTGAAGGTAGACAGAAGACGTTCCCGTTTCGGCGTCGAATTGAACAGAGGTGTTAGCGTTTCTCCAGTTGCGGTTGCTCTGGACTGCCTGGCACATCTGGGATTCGATTTTGCGCATTTGAGTCGTTTGTTTGACTTGATAGAACAATAGGCGATTCTGGGAGCAGTGCCAAAAAATTGTGACACTACGCCAACTGTCACTCTCCGAAGAATGAGAAGTGGGCATCAACCACGAAATCGATCACGTCATCCGTGGCATTCACGCCGAACTGCTCACAGAACCAGTCCACTGCCATATCAGCGGGTAGCATCGTGTCGAATAGGAAATCCTGCAGGTCCTGCAGGGTTTGGGGATTGGAGAGAATGGTTTTTGTTTTGTTCATGCCACCATTATAAGCACGGGGTTGGGCGCTTTGGTTGCCGCATTGTGCCACCTTGCGAATTGGTTGAGCGGCCGACTTAGTTTGTGTTAGTTAGTGCTTCAATTTGCTGGTTTCGTTTTTCAATGACTTCCAACATGTTTGAGTCAAGTATACTGAGCATCAGATTTGCACCCAGCATAATGAACATAACCGTGAACGCAATTCGCATCAGTTTTCCTCCAAAAGTTCGGGATAATACTCTTTAACTTCTTCCATCAATTCATCATCGGTATACTTATCATAACTCTGGTCCATGAAATCATAAAGAACTGCCCACATAGTTTTGAAGTCCATTCCATCAATCACGTTGTCGATGAGTTGATCTTGAAGTTCCTGACGGTTCATGTTCATTTGGTGGGGAAGTTTTTGCAGACGGCATCACACAAGGTCTCAATGAGTTCGTCTCTCAATTCATCATAATCTTCTGTATGTGGAAATACCTCACTGAACTTTGATTCGATGATACAATCAATGTCCTCC